CAATCCTAGAACAGTAGAACTTCTCAAGAATTTCTATCGAAATAAAAATAATGTAAAGATAGAAACAGACTTTGAACAACAACGTATCAAACAAGAACTAAATACTATCAATAAAGATTATATGAAATATAATTATCTTTTTGATAAAAATCTTTCTCCTGAACAGAAATTAATCCAGTATATAAATCAAGAAGAAGGAAATGATTTCTGGACTGTAGATAAGTTCATAAACTTTATGTCTTATATTGAAAATCTCTAAGGCAGAAACATATAAATACAATATTATATATGGGGAGTCTACAATGTCTGATTATTCTAATAGGAGAGTATCTTACAAATCTAATAGAAGACAAACTAAGATAAATTCTGTGGGTTTGCAGGAACCCATGCTTAATATGTTTTGTAGATATGCACTATCTACAAATGATCATATTCATACACATGCTATTACGTCTTTAAATAGACTCATGTCTTCTTTTACAAATGATGATTTTGATAATAATCAAAACATGATCATCAAGTTTAACTTTTTAAAAGAAATCTTAAAAAATAGAATGCAGGGATTGAGAAATAGAGATATGGTTCTTGCAAATATAGATATGGTAATGGATATATCGACTTTAAAAAATGATAATACCATTACAACAGAAATGTCTAATGATGAAGTATATAATATAGAACAAACTGTTTCTATGATGCTAAATAATATTCTTATGGAAGTAAAAGCCAAAGAATTAGATGAAGTATTACAAGATTATTTAGCAGCTGATTTTAGAGGGAAGAATACAACCTTTGGATCTCTTAAAGAAAGTTTAAATAATTTACAAGCTGAAATAAGAAGAAATGAAATAAACAAAGATTCAGCAGATACATTGTTTAGATTATCAGAGATGGAACAAACTATTCCTGATATTCATAAATATGTAACAAGTCCTTCATATAAACTTGTTACTGGAATGCAGGGATTAAACTCTATGCTTGGTGGAGGATTTCAAAAAGAAAGAGTCTATTCATTCTTTGGTGCATCTGGGTCTGGTAAAACAACAACACTGGAAAATATAATGTATCAGTTATGGAAATATAATAAAGATTTTATGGTACAAGATAAGTCTAAGAAACCTTGTATTGTGTTATTAACTATGGAAAATCTTGTGGTAGAAACTGTATCATCTCTTTTCCATATTATGACCAAAGGTAAATCTTTAGATTCTTGTGCAACTCCTGAAGATGCAATCCAACAATTCAAAGAACATTGTTTTGAATTTGATCCTGATAATAAGAATTCTATAGAATTGTTTATAAAATACAAACCTGTAAATTCTGTAGATACTGGGTATATGTATAAGATTGTAGAAGATCTTGAAGATGAGGGATTTGAAACTATAGCATTCTTACAAGATTATATGATGCGTATTAAACCTAGTATAGTAACGAAAGATGTATATCAGGATTTAGGTACTGTTGTAAATGATTTTAAAACATTTGCAATGACCAAAAAGATCCCTGTAATAACAGCTTCTCAGTTAAATAGAGAAGCTATGAAGATTATCGATGAAGGAAGAAATGCAAATAAATTAGATTCTATTAAGAAGCTTGGAAGATCTAATATTGGCGAATCTATTAGAATAGATACAAACTTAGATGCTACCTTTATTATTGTTCCTGAATTCGATAGGGAAGGAAATAAGTATCTTGGTATTAAGATGACAAAACATAGATACAAACTTCCTTCTAATTTTAAATTAGATTCGTTATTCCAACCTTTCTATCCAAAATCTGTAGCTTTGGTTGAAGATATATATGAGATAAAACCTGCATATAAAGAATCTTTAATTTGTACAGATATAGAAGAGGTTACTTCTAAATTTGGAACTACAGAGCATATATCTATGAACAACCCTGCAAAAAGATTAGAAGCATTAAATTATGCTGTACCTGTAGGAGTTGTAGATAATAATGTTCCTAATAAGGTTTCTATAAAGAAAGATATAACTAAAAATTATATAACTCCTCCTATAGAAAATAGGATTGAGAAAACTAAGATAGAAGATACTAAAGAAATAGAACTAAAGCCTATGATTGATTTCGATGATGGTAATTCGTTCTTTAATAAGAAGAAAGTTAAAGAAGTAATTTTTATAACTCCTATAACAAAAGAATAAAATGTAGTATGGGAGCAATCCCATACTACGAATTCTAATTTTATTTTGTAGAGTCTATAATAGATCTAGGAGTGTATGATTTAGTAATAAACTTTTCTATAGGTTTGATAAGTTTATCTCTAGAATGATTTTTGTTGTAAGTACTTATAGCCATTGATTCTCTGCTATATATGATTGATAAAATTTGAGACAATGCTTTTTTAGGAAGTAATAACAATTTCCCTTTACTAATAGTAAATTCATGAACATTGCAGAGGTTATTCATTTTAAGAATAACGTAATATAATTTGGTAGTGCCATATATTTTATAAGAAAGCATCTTTGGATTGAACTTATATGTTTCTATATCTTTAGGAGAAAATTCAATTTCTAATGCTTCTTCCATTATTTCTTCCATATAATCATCTAGTATATTTTTGATGATCATCTCATATCCATCTCTAGTTTCTATATAAGAAATAGAAGGATAACTAGCATTATCACTTATAGAATTTCCGATATTAATGAATTCTTGTATAGTGTGTGACTCAGTGGTAATCATTGCTGCATTATTATAATAAATAGCCAAGTAGATTCACCTCCTATAATTCAATACCAACTATTTGTGGTTTTGTGATATCTCCACTAATAAAAGTTACAATAAATCTAGTTCCCACTGGTATATATTTTTTGGGATAATCCCTGGTTACTTCCCTAGGAAGTGCTAATTTTACTACAGCCGTTCTTTGAACTTCACCAAATTGAATATTTTCTGTTTCTTTATTCATAAGATTAGGAATAGAAGGTGTATTTCTATACACTGCTCTATTATTTGCTTGCATAGCACCTGTTAATTGTAATTTGAATAACTGTTCTCCTGGATGAAATTTATTTACATAATCATCCATAAGTATAGCAATCTCTGTATTTGAATTCACATTGTGTGTACTCATAATATCCACCTTTGAATATAATTATTAATAAATTGTCCAAGAAGGAGAGATTTTATCATGGCAAAAAGAAAACCCAAAACTTTAGGAGATATTACATCTTTAACAGATTTTAAGGCAGTTACTTGTACAAACCCTGAACTATCAGAAAGATTTATAAATGATGTATTAAAAATTACAGGGTTGGAAGAAGATGATGAAGGCTATATTGTAGATGCTGAAGATGATCCGTTCAATCCTGAATATATTGTAGTTAGAAATAAATACTTACGTCATACTAATAGAGGTATTCTTCATAAGAAAGATATGATTTTTGATCCTTATAATAATCCTATCATAATGGAAGAACTTTTAAAACAATATATGGAGAATTTCCATCCTGAAGTTGTATCAGCTCAGATCTTGGCTGCTAAAGAAAATACAGCTGTTAAATTAAATACCTATGGGTATATGACCCTCTTATATAGTAATGGAGCTAAGATAAAGACAGATATGCACTATAAAGATTCTACTAAGTACTTAGATGCTTTTATGAGATTAGAATCTATGATGAATAATTCTGTAAGAGAAATATTAGCACCTTATGATGAATATGAAAAAGAATATTTTACCAATTTAGAGGAATAATTATGAATACAAATATAGAATTAACTGATGAGCAACAAGAGTTAATCAAGTCTGCTGTACATTGGTATAAGCATGAATCTGAATTAATATTCCAATATAGTGCTCCTGCTGGAGCTGGTAAATCTACTGTAATGCATTGTATTATTGATAAATTAGGTTTAAGAGCAGACCAAGTAGCTCCTATGGCTTATGTTGGATCTGCTGCTATTGTAATGAGATTAAATGGGTTTTACAATGCATCTACTATTCATTCTTGGTTATATAAATTAGAGATTAAGAAAACTAAAAATAGTGTATTAGATAAGGAAATAGTAGAAAAGAAGTTTGTATTCTCTCCTTTAGATACAAAGCAGTTTAAGCTTATCTGTATAGATGAAGCATCTACTGTTCCTCTTAGTATGAGAAAAGAAATGGAAACCAATGGAATTAAAATACTGGCATGTGGAGATTTAAATCAGCTTCCTCCTGTTGTTGATAAACCTGGTTTCTTATATTCTGGAAAAGTATTTCGTCTTACAAAAATAATGAGACAAGCTAAATACTCAGCTATTGTAGAAATATCTAATATGCTGATAAAAGGTATTCGTCCTCAAGTAGGAAACTATGGCGATGTAACGGTAATAGATAAGAGCACACTAAATGATGAGATGATAAAGTCTTATAAAAACATTATTTGTGGAACCAATAAAAGCAGAGATAGGTTTAATAGCTATATTAGGGAGAATATAATAGGAGTAGATAGTCCTCTTCCTGTTGTAGGAGAGAAAGTAATTTGTAGGCAAAATGATTGGAATATAGATGTAGATGGAATAAATTTAGCTAATGGGTTAGCTGGTACAGTTATGAATTATCCTTCTATTACAGGATATGCTCAAAAAAGTTTTAAAATGGACTTTGTTCCTGATCTATTTCCAAATATCATGTTTGAAAAACTAAATTGTGATTTTAGATACTTTATTTCAGATTATCAAACTAGAAAAAGAATGAAATCTATGCTTGGTAACTTTAGTAGATTACAGAAATTTGAATTTGGATATGCTATAACTACACATATTTCCCAAGGATCACAGTATTTTACTGGAATCTATGTGGAAGAGCATTTGCATAAAGATATTCAAAGGAATTTAAATTATACAGGGATTACTAGATTTAGAAATTCTTGTATCTATGTTTTACCTGTTCAAAAGTTATATATTCCTATATTAAAATCTGTTGTCTCTATAGATGGTAAATCTGTCATTTAAATATATACTATTACTATGAAAGTATTTAATTTAACCATATAGGGAGGAATTAGAAAATGGCAATTTTTAAGGAAGTAAAAAATGTAGTTGATTTGTTTGACCCTGCAACAAAAGAAGCGGTTGAAATTGATAATAAACCGTATCTGTTATTGTTTGCTCTTATTGGGGAAGGAACTATGGAAGGGGAATGGTTAGCACTTAGAGGTAGAAAAACAACGTTTGAATATCTTAAGAGTGCTTGCTTAAGCTATGATTGCTTGAATAGCTATGTTCTTACTGGTGGTATCACTCTTGGTAAAGAAGTTTCCTTATATTCTTTCATGAGAGTTATGGTAGAAAGATATTATCAAGATGAACAAGAAATATTAGACACCATTACTGATCACGTATTAGATACATTGAACAATAATGCAGACGATGAAAACAAGTTCTTTGAAGAAAAAGATCTTGATCTTATTTACTTTAAAGAAATAAACTCCCCGACTAAATAGTATACGTAAAATTCTACTATATAATATTATGAAAGGCGGTGATATAATGAGAGAAATAAAAAGCTTTAAAGGAAATAAACGTTCAGATAAAAGTTTCTTTCTGGAAAAGATGTATAATTCTAGAAATGAGATTATAACTCCTGATATTATCAATAGAAATCTCAAATTCTTATATAGAGATATAGCTAGAGGTAATGTATCAGATCCTAAGTTTGAAGAAGCCCTTAGAGGAGATAAGAAGATCCTAGAATTGGCTATAGATAATTTAGGGTTTGAATTGGGAAAGTTAAATGTAATTCTTACTGCTATTAAAATAGCAGACACTAAGCTATATACTGAGGTTATGAATAATAGTTTAGTTATAGAAACATTCAATGACGTGAATGTGAAGTTTAATATGTACTCTATTATGTACAATAGCATCATTAATTTTATGAGTACAGGAGATTTTAACCATATACGAGGAGTAGGTATTACCTTTGGTAATAATTCTTATAGAAAGTATAGAGCTGTATTCAACTAAATGAGTTATAAGAAATATGGTTTTGGAAAAAGCCATAAAGTAAAAGCAAAACTTTCTATTCATTCTATTAATAGAATCAAGAAACGTCTAGGAATAAAAAATAAATATAAATGCAAGGAGTTTATCAACTCTGCTACCACCAAAGGTATTCTCCTTGCAGATATTCCTAGAATACCAAGATATAAACAATTCTCGTCGTATATGTATAGTATAGTAAAGAATACTAAGAATAAGTGCCAATTTAATTCAGTATATCTATATAAGAACGCTTTTATAATCGTTGCTATGGATGGTACTGTAATAACATGTATAAACGTACATGATCGTTTTAAAGATATTTTTTTTGATATAGTAGAATTTCTTAAAAATGAGAAAACCTCACTATAAGATATCATCTAGATTACATTTGAGTAATTTAGAACTTAAATCTTTTTTATAAAAGTGAGGTATATAAATGGAAACAGCTGATGTTGTAAAACTTAGAACTCTGTGTGAAAAGGCAAAACAAACTGTACGCCATGCAGATGGAAGTATTGATCAGATTACATTCCCTACTCATGTAGTATGCGATAATAGTTTGAATGTTCTTGATTATCATAAGGGAAATGTAATTTGGAATGATGCAGATGGATATTTTGTATATTTTACAAATATTTCTGCTAGTTCTATTATTAACTCTCCTAGCTCTGGTATGTCCTTTGGATCTGAAGTAATGGTTCCTGGTGTTATGATTTGTGTAGACTATGGAGAAATTCAGAATATCCGTTGTGAAATTAGTAAAGAAGCATTTATGGAAGTAGCTCAAGCTTTGAATATGACACAAGATCAAATCGATTATAACTTCGTTCAGATCTTTGATAGAGCTAATCAAAACGTTGCTATTCAACGTAAGAGAATGTATGCTTATTCTAATCAAGCTCATAAGAACAGTGCTGATGGTAAGCGTAACTTTACTGAAGAAGAAGAATATAATAAGACAGTTCATCCGGTTTCATATTAATAAAATATTATCATATGAACTAATTTATAATCATATTTAGTTGCCATCGTAATGTGTTTAAACATTTTTACGATTATAAACTATAATAATGATGCATGTAGATATACCTCGAAAGGGGTATATCTATTTTAGTATCAAACTTTTCTTTTATGCATAAAAGGAGGAAACACAATGAACAACAATTTTGGAACTCCGTATGGTGGCACCTTTAATGGTACAACATATGGAAACACAGCTCCGACTCAACCGACAATGACTCAGTTATTGACTCCGGAAGAAATCGGAAAGATTCGTAAGAGCCCTCAGGCTTTTAATGTCAAACTGACAGAAGATGAATATCTTCGTTCTTTGTGCACTCACAAAGATGAAAAAGGTAACATCTGCGTTGAAAAATTAGGCGATGGTCGTTTCCATTGTCCGATTTGTAACGCAACGTTCAATCTTATCGATCTTAACACAAATAAAGAAACGATCGATAATATTGCATTGAATATGGAAGACTTATTCCAGTCTATTAAGACATATCTTCCTAATCCGACAAAAGATATGCGTAATATCTATATGATGATTGCATATTTCCATAAAGTTGGTATGTTATGGGATATTGCTAGAGGTGCATTTAATAAGATTACTGATAATAATATTATCCGTAATGATGCTAATACAAATGCATTTAGCATGCTTAATAACATCTTGTCCACGCCTGGTATGTTTGGTGGTTATTTCAATCAAGCTACTGGTAATCCTGCATTTGGTGTGCAAGCTCCTCAGCAGCCTCAGCAACCTGCATATGGTTATGGTTATGGCTACGGAATGGGTGTACCCAACGGTGCTCAAGCTCCGTTCAATGGTGCTCCCACGGCTCAGCAGGTTCCGAATCCCGCAGCAAATCCGATTGGGACTGTAGAACAACCTCAGGTTCCCAATCCTAATGTAGATGCAATGCAGACTCCTGCAGAATCTACCTATAGCATCAACCCTAACATCGCTGTTCCTGAAACAGAAGAAAAATAAGTTAGGTTAATTTGATTTATAATAGATAATGATAGTGACTCTTTGTGCATAAGATTAAAAAAAATTTTGATTTCGTTATTAACAAAAACTTTTCTATGCTTTATCTATCTTGCAGCTATATGCACTTAGGGTTGCTATTATTGTTTATATATTAAGAATACCCAATTTCACTATTTCAAATTTTAGTAAACTCTGCCTAATAATAGTAGTGGTCTTTTCCACTACTATTATTTTTTCTTCTCCTCAAAAAAAGTGATATAATTATATACAATAGATATGATAGTATATTCTATCTAACACACTTTATTTTTAGAATTGGAGGAGAAAAGATTATGTTTGGAAACAAGAAAGCAACACAAAAAGAAGTAGTAGAGAAGGTAAACATTGGGTTTACCAGCAATGGAAAGATTGCAGTCGATACGAACTTATTGATCAAAAATGATAAGTTCAGAGAAGTAGTAAAGAATATTTTTGATATTCCTTGCTTCTTGATTAAGAAGTATGGAAATTTTATTGAGTTCCCGATCAATAATGATAGTGGATTCTCTAAGAATGTAGTCTCATATATTAGAGTATATGATGACAAGATTATGTATATTTCCTATAAGGAAAATAGAGTAGAAGAGCAAGAGAAGATTAAGATTGAAAGAGTTGTAATTGATGAGTTTGTTTATGACTTTGTAGGTTTAGATCATAATAAGTATAGTAAAAATATTGAATTTGAGTTAGTTTCGATTATTCTTCCGTATGCAAAGATTGCATATTTTGTAGAAGAGCTTATTGAAAATAAGATTATTTCTAGAGATGGAGTAATTGGTCCTATCTTTAGAAAACATGCAGTAGCAGTAAAATAATAAAAAGATTGGAGCTGTACTAAATGGCACAACAGGATAAACGCAATTTCAATGAAATTAAGAAAGAAAATCAAGAAAAACAGCAAGCTGTTGAAGCATATGTGAAAGAAGTAGTTAATAAGAATGAAGAAGAAAAGAAAGAAGAAACAGTCAGCAATAAAGACGTTGTTATCTTATCTTTTGAAGATACATATGTCTTGAATGCATTGAACGTAGTTTCCAAATCTATTGATTGGGAATTTGAGAGCGGTGTAGTCTCTCATGCTATTTATCTGAAATGCAAGTATAATTCTATTTTGTCTGATATGGCAAAATTTGGGATGAGTAAAGAAGAGTTCGATTCTCGAATTCAAGATATTGCTGATTTCGCAGAAAATGAAGTAAATAAGATTGTTAAGTCTACCAATTCTTTAGTATAAGAATTGGTAGATTTTGTTTCAAGAAGTAAAAGGAGAATTAAGAGTAACACAGAACATATAGGAGATGATTTTAAATGAAAAAGAAAGCATTAGTAGCAGCAATTTTATTATCCACAACAACAGCAGTAGCATCTGCAGCTCCTTCTGTTGTAACTAATTATCTTGGTGTTTTTGTTGGAGAAGCATATAATAATACTATTCGTCCTAACACCCAATCTGTTTTATTAGTTGGTGATAACCAAACTGTGGACGGTAAAAACGTTATCATGAATGGTATTGGAAACACTGCAACTTCTGATAACTCTATCACTTCTGGTGAAGGAAATAATAATGCTGGTATTAGAACAGTAGTTGGTGGTAATAATAATACAGTAGATGCAATGAATGGTGCTGTATTCGGTGATACCAATGTAAGCCATGGTAAATCTGCACTTGTGGCTGGTGCTCAAAATACTGTTGATCAAGATTCTAATAACTCCCTTGTTGCTGGTTTGTACAATAGAACCAGTGGAGAAAGTAATCTTGTAGTAGGTGTTGGTAATACAACTACAGGATATGCAGCAAGTGCTCTTGGTATGAACAATAAAGCATCTGGAGATTACTCTATTGCAACTGGTAGATCTACAACAGCCAGTGGATCTTCTTCTGTAGCTTTTGGTTATCAATCTATTGCTGAAGGTAAGAACTCCATTGCTGGTGGTATTGATAACTATGCAAAAGGAGAAAACTCTGTAGCTTTTGGTAATACAAGTAAAGCATATGGTGCTAATTCTTTAGCAATTGGTGGTGAACAGAACCTTTCGAATGGTGAAAATTCTATTACGATGGGCACAAATAATACAGCTGATGCTAAATCTGCCATTGCTATGGGTGCTAGAAACTTAGCATCTGGTAGATATTCCTTTGCATTTGGTAATACAAATACAGTAACTGGCAAGAATTCTGTTGCTGGTGGTTTCCAAACATTAAACAATGGTACTAATTCCTTTGCTTGGGGTTCTAACAACAATCAATTTAGTGATAATAGCATCATGATGGGTGACAACAATGCTACACAATTTAATACAAAGAATAATATTATCTTTGGTTATGGTAGTTCTATTGCTGGTTCTAACGGTATTGTACTCGGTACAACTTCTAAAGCGACTGCAGATAATGCTGTTGCAGTTGGTACATCGTCTAGTGCAATGGGAGAAAATTCATTTGCAGTAAATGGTGGGGTAGCTTATAAGAAAGATAGCATTGCTATTGGCAGTGGATCTGTAGCTAATGGTGATAAAGGTATTGCTATTGGTAGCCATGCTGTTACAAATGTAGATGGTGTTGCTATTGGTTCTTACTCTGATGCATCCAGAAATGGTTCTGAAAATGGAACTTATACTGGATTGGATTTGAGTGGTGCTACTCATAGTGCAAATGATTCCACTTGGAATGCAGTTCATGGCAATGTATCTATTGGTACAGACGGTCATACTCGTCAGATCACTGGATTGGCTGCTGGTACAAAAGATACAGATGCAGTAAACGTTGCACAGCTTAAAGCAGTAAATGAAAACATCACAAATATCAATAATGGTTTTGATGGAAGAATTACAAAGCTTTCTAAAGATACAAATCGTGGTATTGCTAGTGCAATTGCTATTGCTGGTTTGCATCCCCTTGATTACAATCCTGAACACAAGTTTGATATTGCTGCAAGCTATGGTCATTATCAAAATGCCAATGCTGTAGCTCTTGGAGGATTCTATCGTCCTAATGAAGACGTAATGGTATCCTTTGGTGTAGGGTTTGGTAATGGAAACAATGCTTATAATATTGGAGCAAGCTATAAGATTGGGTCCAAAGGAGAAATCTTTAATAAACAAAATAAGGCTTCCTTAGTAGTAGATCTTAAAGAAGCTAAAGATCAGATTAAAGTATTGCAAGAAGAAAATGCAAAACTTAAAGCAGTTATTAAAGAAAAACTTGGTGTCGATCTTGATGCAATGAAATAATGTAATAGAATGATAGAGAAGGGTTAATTCCCTTCTCTATTATTTTTTTTTAAATCCCTTTGAGTTTATATATTATAAATATGAAACTACAATAAAAATAACTATGTATTAGTATAATTTTTGAAAGGGGATATGTTTTTAAATGAAGCCTCCTAAGTTAAATCACGCACTAACTAAAGAGCAAGAAAAGCAAATTAGGAACTATGGTGGGGATAATATAAAGACCATTAAATTATTCGTCGATTCGGTACGAAAAAATCCTGGTCAATATTTATCATCTATTGGAAATGAAGGTATGATAAATTGCATTCGAGAAATTTTTCAGAATGCAACGGATGAATTGAATAGAAAAGTATCTCCTTGTGATGAGGTATGGATTGAATTTTTTGAAGGAAGTTTTAGGACCATTGTAATGGATAATGGTCGAGGAATTGATCCTGGAGATATGGTTCGTGTATTTACAAGAGAACACACATCCACAAACTTTGATAAGAAAGAAGGAGAATATCCTTCTGGTCTACATGGTGTTGGTTCTAAATGTGTTAATGCTGTATCTTCTAGATTTACAGTTACTGCATATCGTCTTGGAGTAGGATATAAAATAGAGTTTTCTGAAGGTAAACCTTTAGCAAAATATGGTGTTAAAGATAAGAAAACTGGGGATATTGTCTATGTTCCCGAGAGGTTGCCGGATAGAGCTGGAGCTCAAGGAACTGTAGTTGATTTTGAGCCTGATTTTGATATCTTAAAAGAAATTACAATCACAAACGAAGATGTGTATAGATTAGTATCTAATTTGGTTCCTTTGTTTAAACCTGGTGCTAAGATAAACTATCTTTGTCATAAATTAGATGGAACTGAGTTTAAAGATACCCTTATCAATGAAGATGGAGTTCTTACTTATCTTATTAGAAAGACAGATAAACCGTTGATCAAACCTATTATATTTGGTTTTGATAATGGTAAGATGAAAGTAGATGCAGCTCTTACTTATGTAGCAAATGTAAATGCAGGGGCAGATGTAACCACATATACAAATATGTCTCCTGTAAATACTCAGTTATCTACTCCTTCAAAAGGATTCTTTAGAGGAGTAACAGATTTCTTTAAGACCTATATGAATAAGATCTTCTTAGCTAATAGTAAAAGGAAGATAGAAGCTACAAACTCTGATATTCTTACAGGATTAGTAGGGGCAGTAGCATCTGCACATATGAATGTAATGTTTGATGGGCAAGCTAAGAATGTATGTAAAAATGGAGATCTTGAACCTTTTGTAAAAGATGTAACTCTTAAAGCATTACAGGATTGGTCCAAAAAGAATCCTGAAGATTTGCAAAAGATTTGTAACTTCTTTAAAGATGTAGCAACCGCTAGATCTAAAGCAGAAAAAGAAAAGACGAATGTAATTAAGAAGTATAAAGGAGACACCATCACTGGTATTCCTGAAGGATTTATTAAAGCAGAAAATAAGGATCATCTTGAATTGTTTATAGTGGAAGGGTTATCAGCTGCTTCTCCTTGTCAAACTTCAAGAGATACTAAATATCAAGCTATCTTCCCTATTAGAGGTAAGATGTCTAATGCTTTCTCTAAATCTAGAGAAGCTTTTTTAAAGAATGAAGAAGTCCAAGCTATATTATCTATCCTTAATTGTGGATATGGTAAAAACTTTGATATCTCTAAATGTAAGTATGATAAGATCATTATCCTATCAGATGCTGACTATGATGGATTCCATATCAGATCTTTGGTACTTAAATTCTTATTAGTATATTGCAGACCCCTCATAGAGGAAGGAAGAGTATATGCAGTATTATCTCCGTTGTATCACGTAAATAAAGGGACTAAAAAATGGAGATACTTTATTGATAAGGATGATTTCACTAGATATGTAAGAGATGAGTTTTGTAAAGAAAATAAGATTGCTCATCTTCCTTCAAAGAAAGAGTTTACAAAACATGAGATCTCTTCTTTGATTATCAATAATAACAATTATGATTTCTATATGGATAGAATCTCTAGCAATTATATGATTGATCCTATCTTGTTAGAAGATTTGCTTCTTCTTAGAAATGAGGCATATAAGAACTTTAATAAGTTCAAAGATACAATCTCTAAGAAATATAAGTATCTTAAATGCGAAAAGAAGAATAACTCTATTCTTATCAATGGACTAGTAAACGGTATCCATGGAGATAGAGAACACACTATTATATTTAATGATCAATTATTGAATGCTTGTACTCCTTTACTTCCTTACTTAGATAAATCTGAAAAGAGATATTTGTTAAATGGTAAGAAGATTGGATTGTATCAAATCATTAGTACTTTTAGAAATTCCGAACCTAAGAATATTGAACGTGCAAAAGGGTTAGGTTCTCTTAATGATCTTGAAATCGGTGAATCTACTTTAAGTCCTGAAAATAGAAAGCTTCTTAGATATACAACTCAGGATATTAGTAATGAAATTGAAGAGATTCGAAGAGTCAATGATGATAAGTTTAAACTGATTGAAAATGTCGATATTTCACAATATGAATTCTAACTAATGCTTAATTACCCAGTAGGAATATATCCTACTGGGTATCTTATTTTTATTTCAAAAGGAGATTAAAACAATGGAAAAGATGAGCAGTAAATTTGGAAAAGGAATTGGAAATTCTGATTGCATGTTGAAAATGGTTCGAGATATTCAAAATCAGTATAAGACTGATGAAAGAATGTTTACAATTGAAGGGGAAAAGGAATTAAAGATAAGAAATAGCGACAACAAAGGATCAAAAGCAATAATTCACTATGCTGATAAAGAAGATCTTGAAATACTAACTAAAGAAGATATAAGTGGGGATGCACTAAATATTGATATACTTCATCATAGTGATTTAGATGGAGATACTTCTGCAGCTTTGATATTAAATTCTTTTAGACAGCATAGAAATATAGTGTCTAGATCAGTAGCAATAAACTATGTAGGAGCTTCGATAATCGATATCTTCATATCCAAAAGAAATGAAAATCTTAAGGGTAGAAGAATAGTATTTGTTTTAGATATAACTCTAAAGAATGAAGATTTTGAAAAGTTGCTTAATGCTTATGATAAAGTAGTTTGGATAGATCATCATGAAACATCTCTTTATCAAAGATCTATTTCTTTAGCAGCTAATCATAAAGGAAAGTTTACTTATTTTATTTATTCTGAAAACTCTGCATGCTGGTATACACATGCTTTGCTTTATTCTTCATTTATAAAATTAGCTGAAGAATTTGAACATGATGCAAGAATATCTATCTCTAGAGATAACCTTAAAGAGTCTTCTAAAGTATCTGGGTTGATTAGTATTTATGACACTAAAAAAGATAAAAAGTATCCTGAGGAGTATACTAAGTCATTATATCTTCAACAACTCTATTCAGATTCTGGAATGATGCAGGATACATCTGATATTTTTACTGAATTGCTTACTGATGAAGATAAAGAAAAAGCACTTAATAAGTATTTGGAATATGGTAAAAGATTATATACAATTTATATGGAGAAGTTGAATGTTCTTAATACTGTAGATTATACTGAAGAGTTTAGCATCTTAGATCTAAAATTTAAAGTAATCTATGGAAGAGGAAATTCAACAAGATTTGATATTCAAAAAGGAGAAGAAAAGAATGTAGTAAATATGATTATTCATATCAATAAGGATAAGGTAAATCTTAACAATCTTGATGGGATTTTGATAGCTAGTATCTATACTGATGATGAGTATTTAAAGGCAAATGTTCCTATGTCTTATATCACCAATAAGTATTTTAATGGAGGAGGTCATGCTGGAGCAGCAGGATTTAATATGTCTGTAAAGGAATTCTTAAATATCTTTGATTTGAATGATAAGTCTAAAGGATATAGCGATGAATTATTAGAAGTTAAAAATAATAATTTTAAAGATATAAGAAAAATACTGAATAATGCGGTAGAGCCTAAATTAGGTGTATTTTTAAATGATGAATTTACTAAAGACTTTAAATCCCCTAATAGAATTATGCATCTTGTAGCATTGGTTTTAGGTGGATGTGTATATTATGAATATCTTATAAAAAGTAAAAAGAGATAAAAAGACAGGAAGGCCCC